CAAATTCAATTTCATCAATTTCGATTTCATTTAATTCATTGTCCAAAATTTTATCTTGAGTTTCTGAAATTTTAATAAAAGAAATTCTTGGTTCTGTGGATTCTGGTTCTGTGAATTCTGGTTCAGTTAATTCTGGTTCAGTTAATTCTGGTTCAGTTAATTCTGGTTCAGTTAATTCTGGTTCAGTTAATTCTGGTTCTGTGGATTCTATATTATTTTTAAAATTATCATTAATTAAATATTCCATGTTGGATTGATTTGCAATTTCGTTCGTTTTTATTTGTATAGGAATCCATTCTGAAATAACTTGTTGAGATAAAAATTTTAAACCACTGAATTTTAATAAACAAATAACTTTATTATTCTCATTCAGATTTGTAATACTTACATTATTTTTATCATAGATTGAACAATCTATTTTATTTTTAGTAACCGGAACCTTTAATTTTAATTTCGGATTATTTTTGTGTTTGAGAGGGGATGTATAAAATTCTTCTACAATATCTAATGGGAATTCTTTATTAAACCATCCAGTGCTTTCTTTATGAATTTTAAGAATATTATTATCATCGAAATTGCTTAAAAATTCATAAAATTCATTTGTTTCTTCATTAGAATTATCAAGATCTAATTCTATATAGCATCTTGTATCTAATTTTACAATATTAGTTAAGTTTGTTAGCATAGGTGTTTGGATATAAATATCATTTCCTTTATATTGTGCAAAACTATAATAACTACCTTTAATTTTTTCTGGTTTCTTAAGTTCTATCTGGTTAATATCTATATTCCTATAGTCTGTAATTGTAATGCTCATTATTTTAATAGACCAAAAATTTATGTTTTATTAAACGCTAATATTTATTTGTTGTGCTTTAATTTTGTAGTGTATAACATCATTATATATCCAAACTTTATCTATAATAATTTCTGAATCCAAATAGATACCTTTGGTTATTTTATAAAAATTAAAAAAACTATTATTCTGTTTTACTTCAGTTGTAATTTTGTCCTTATACTTTTTAATTTTTAAACAAATCATAGTATCATATTTTTCACTATATCTAATCTGTGAATTAATTTCTTTATTTAACTTAGTTTTTATCAAATTTTCTATATTCTGTATAAATTGTTCAAACTTATCTAATTCATTATTAAACTCTTTATCTCTGGATTTCCTGAGTTGAACGTTCAAAAAGTAATCTTTATCCGTCTTATCAACACCAAAGGGGAGATATAGTTTGGGTGTTTTAATAATTAGTTTTTTAACGACATTTTTGCTATTTTTATAAGAAATATTATGATTATCATCAATTGTAATATTCTCTATTAAAATTTGATTATAGTTCATACTAAAATACAATTATTTTCTATAAATATTTATTAAAAATTTTTATGTAGCTATATATAATGTCTGATTTATTTGTAAAAAATATACAGAATTGGATTGCATTAGATAATAACATTAAAAGAATAAACAAGGGATTAAGAGAAATTAAGAATAAAAAAAACGTATTAGAAAAGGATATAATAACATTTGCTAGTAGTAATAATCTAAATAACAAGGTTCTTAATCTAAATGAAACAAAATTAAGATTTGATGTTAGTACATCATATCCATCTATTTCTATAAAATTACTTCGAGAAGTTTTAGAAGAAACTATAGAAGAACCAGAAGGTATTGAGGTTATCATGGATAGAATTTCTAAAAAAAGAGAAAAATTATCTAAAAATAATATCCATATTAAGAGAAAATAAAAATAATCAATAATAGTATAATGAAATATTCTAAACGCCTATCTGTCAAAAAATCTAAATCGATGAAACATCCTGTTAAAAAAACTTCTAAACGTACCATGAAAAAATCGGCCAAGAAAGGACCGATGCGTTCAATGAAAAGAAAACTAAACAAAAGGAAAAGAACTAAAAAGAAGGGTGGATTTGTGCGCGCTGGTTCTGTTCAACATTTTCTTACCTGTCTAGGCAAAATTGTTCTTGGTTAAATTCAATTATTCTATAACTATATCAAGATCATTCCAATAATGAATTTTGTTTTCAGCATGTTGTGAAAAATTAATTATACACCCCAGATCAACTGGTGTATTTTCCTTTTCTAGTTGGTCAAAATATTTTTTTACTTGTGTTTTTTCAACATCTTCTATAGATTTTTTTGTAGAAGCCTTTAGTTCTAGTATTATATTTCCGGTTCCATATGATTTATTCGGATGTATAAATAAATCTATACGATTCGAAGATAGAATATGTTTTAGTCCATTTGAATCAGTATAAATCACATTAAGATACCTTTCAATATCAATATTAAACCCATATGTCATTAGTTCATGAAATAGTGCTTTCTGATAGATTTGTTCTGTATAACCACGCCCTAGTTGCGTATATACCTTTTCAGAACTTTTTACAATAATGGAATATACTGTTTTTAGATGGTTCATTTGTATATACTATCGTTTATTTCTTTAACTTATTGATATTCAGACCAGTTATCCTTATTAAAGGGCGAAATATTATATTTATCTCTATTCTTTTTAAACTTTAAAACCTGTTTATCATTCTGGCTATATTCATTAACATAATTTAAATTAATACGTTCTTTATTTTTAGGAGTTGGTTTTACACCATAACAGTTGGCACCGAATTTAAAATCTTTATTTTTATAGTATCCTGCATTTATACCGGGCATGCCACATTTTTCCGAATTAATATCTTCGTCACTTAGTTTATTCCAGAATTCTTGCTGAATTGGGTATGCTGCTATTTGGTCATCTATCCATCCCATAGAACACCAGTTAGCACCTCTTTTATAAGCATCCATAAGCTGCTGGACTGTTGCTAGTTCAGAATCAAATGAACGACAAACTAATTTAGCTTCATCGTAGGTAAAAATATTCTCAGATATATGGAAGACCTGGTTTCCTTCGCTGTCAACTTCTTCATCTTCATCCTCACTATCTTCAACTATTTTTTGTTCTATACCAACAATCCAATTATAGAGGGCTTTTAGATCAAAGGTAATATGGAGGTGTTTGTATAACAAATATACAAAAACTACTAATCCAACCGAAACTCCTACCATTAGAAGAGTATGTTTTTTTTTAGACACTGAATTAAGTGATTTATTGAACTGTCTGTTATAATAATTAAAACTATTATTCATTATATATTATAAAAATAAAATTTTATTTTGTAGTTCGTCTATAAAATAAACAATATGCATTTGATGTGTTTATACTTCCTTTTTTTATAACAGTTGTATCATTAAATTCATACCATTTATTATCATTTTTACAATATGATGTGTAATGTCCACCTCGACTACCACCATAATGATTACAAATACTATATAATTCATATGTATTACTAGTATCCTTATTATATTTAGACATGTCTAATGACTCTGGAAATTCTATATTATTATTTAGTTTCATATTCATATTATTAAAACGGTTAATTGTAAAAATAATAATTTTAGGAAGTCTAAATAGTTTCATTTGTTTATAAACTTCCCTTGTTTCCCCTTCATCATTAATTCTATGCGATTCCAATGTTTCCTTTTCTAAATACAAATCTATACAGTCATATATAGAACAGTCTTCTTTATTATTAATAGGTAATGGTATAAAACATAGAGGCTGAAAATTATTAGAATAAACCTTACCAGTTTCTGTATCAGAAATTTCTGTTAAAATTTGACCATAAAATAGTTCTATAATTTTAGAATAATCATTCTCATAAAAATCAATCCAAGATTTTTCAGATTCTTTATTTAGTCCTTCCAATTTTCTTAAACTTTTAAATTTCTTTTTTTCAGAAAAACAGTCGTGAAAAATCTCTAAAACCAACATCAAAAATTCTTGTATATCATTCTGCATATTTACAGAAAACCCCAGATTTATATCCTTTTCATTACATATTTGTATTAAATTTTTAAAAAAACTTTTGGGAGATATAGTACAGTTATCTTCCCATAATCCATTTAAAAGTTTTACCCAATTTTTTACAAATTCTGTATTCATGTTATCATCCTTTTCTTTAATTTTTTTTTCATATTTTTTAGAAAGGAAAAAATCAGTCAAATCAAGTGTATGACTAAGGCTTTGTATAGCTGAATTAATATAACAAGTATTGCCATAATTAACTAATCCACTTAGTCCTTTACCACTATATTTGGTATAATCATCATCTATCATTTTATTTATTAAGTAAAAAACTTTAAATAATAATATAATACTATTTATAATGTCTTATAATGATATATCTACACAAAGATTAAACAACACCTTAACCCATATAATTAATAATCAAAATACAATGTTAGATATATTACAACAACTATCAAGAAATTCATTAAATAGTAGGTCGCGAACAAGATCTAACAATTTTAGAACGCCAACGACAACACCATCGCCACCAGTACGTGCACAATTTAATGAAAATTCTACTAATATTCCACGACCAACAACACCAACGCCGGAAACATTATTTAGAGATATAGAAATATCTCTTTCGGAACCTATAAATTACCATATACTAAATTCTATTTTTAATCCTTCATCTGAAATAAATACAGAAGAACCTCCCCCTATATCACTCGATAATTTATTAGATAATACACATTTAAAACTGTATAATAGTTTAGAAGAAGAAGAAACGATGTGTGCTATATGTCGTCTAGATATACAACAAAATGAAATTATAAGAAAAATTAATAGTTGTGGTCATATATTTCATCATAATTGTTTAGATAATTGGCTAAAAACAAATCATACATGTCCTATATGTAGATGTTCGTTAAAAACAGATTCAGATATTAATAATGAAAGTTTGGTTTAATTATGTTTATTTAAAGTTTTCAATTATAATTATTATAAATGGTTGAATTGATTAATGCTATAAATTTTTGTAATCTTTTAACAATTATAGGATTTGTTATAACTGTTATTAGTAATTATACAATTATTAGTAAAGAATACAACTCTCTGATCTTTATAGTTAATACATTTATTTTAGGTATGGCGTTTGTTCTTGGTCTTATTAAGATTTTTCCTGATAAAATAGATATGGATATTAATAGTGTAAACTTTGGTATACAATTGTTGTGTGGGATATTTATGCTAGGATTATCTGATATTAGTATTTGTATAGGTATTCTGTGTATATTGGTTGCACTTCTGAATCTATTCTATGTTCTTTTTAGACATAATATTTCTGAAAATACCAGTGATATAACAACAGAAGTTCCAGAAGAGAATAATTAATTTCTAAGGTTAATATAATGGAACTTATACTTATACTTGCATTAATTCTTATTCTATTTGTTGTCTATATATTAGTAAAAAAGGAGTCATTTACTTCCCGTGGTGACCGTAAAATAAATGATGATTCTTATGCTTACAGAACTAAACGTTTAAGCGATGCGCTTAAATGGAAAGAATATGAAGCATCCCAGAATTCGTTCAAAAAATTTCAGATCGGAAATAGTAATTTACATTAATTACATGAAACCCATCCCTTTTTGGAAAATTCTGGTGTGACATATTCAACCTTTTCTTTTGGAATATCTATTTTATCACCAAATATACTATATATAAAGTCTTTTAGTTTTTTACCTGCATTTTTTATACCATAATTTTTAACAAAATAGTTTCTTGGCGAATAGGAATCATAATTGTTTAAAATTTTATCTAATTTTTCTTCAAAATCATTTTCATCATTAAAGAATTCACCAGTTTCTTCGTTTACATATTTCCACCCACCAACTAGTTTTGTATTTACTAAACATCTTAAATTATGGGCTAAACTTTCACACAATACTCTTGGAGATGCGTCATGTACATTAGGTATAAAAATGATTTTACATTCATCATATTTTTTTACCAGATCATAATAATCTAATTTTTTTGTAGTATCAATATTTAGACTGGTACACCCTTTTATTTTACAACCTTCTCTACCAACAAGTAATCCTTTTAGTTTCTTTTTTTTACAAAGAATACTAATACATTTTTCTGCTAATTCAAGATTTTTATTATAGGCAACCCATTCTGTTTTACTACAGTCTTTTAAATTATCTCTATGACAAATATACAAAAAGTCATACTTTTTTTTTACATCTTTATTTTCTTTATGAATCTGACAATCAATAAAATCTGATTCACTAATTAATTCGCGTTTCATATTTTTGGGCAAATAATCATCCGGATTTCTAAAACAGTGCAACCACCCTTTACACATATTTACCCATTTATTATAGTTGTATTTATTTGTAGTATAGTTATATCCATCACTAGGATTATATGGCTGATTCGGGAATTCTTGATAACTAGAGATCCCTAATATATTAAATTTATCCTTAATGGATTTATTATATATCTCCTCATCATTATTCTTATAAAATGGACGGGATAGCAATGCCACATTTAATATATTCCCATTATTATCATATAAATTAACCCAAGGCCGATCTAATTTTTTTTTATTTTTTTGTTCTGTAAAATGTTCTCTATTTATAAATAATTTAAATAAAATAAAGATTATAAACAAAAATATTATTATAAAATATTTGCTAAACATACTATTTAATAATATATTTTAAATATGTATATATTATGAATATAATAAATACTGAATCATATAATAATAATTTTTTAAAACGTTTTACCTTTAATAAAAAATTAGGTTCTGGTTCATTTAGCACTGTTTATAGTGTATATGATAAGTTAAATTCACGAAAAGTAGCACTAAAAATAAATAAAAACAACAAGTGTTTTAAAAATGAAATAAGTATTTTATCTAAACTTAGATCAAAAGAAAAGAATAATATTATTAAACTGTTAGAAACATTTTACTATGACAATACAGAATATACAATTTTAAAGATGTATGATATTTCTCTTAAAGAATATATAAAAACTTATAGTAGTTCAGTAGAAAAAACTATTTATATAACACGTAGAATAAACAAAGGACTTATTTATTTAAAAAAAAATAATATTATTCACTGTGACATAAAACCAGATAATATTCTTTTTAAAGATAGTAAATTAAATGATATAGTAATTATAGATTTTGGTATATCTTTGACAAAAACAAAAAATTATAATAATAATGCTATTCAAACAATTTATTATAGAGCTCCTGAAATATTACTTAATACTAAATTTGATAGTAAAATAGATATGTGGAGTTTGGGTTGTGTTATTTATGAAATATTTTATAGAGTTCCTCTATTCCCTTATAAAAAAACTGATGAATTATTTTTGAACCAGAATATTATATTAGACAGCCCCAGTTCTAATTTTATTAAAAAATATCCAACAATACATTCTTTTTATGATAATATTAATTCCCCAGCGTATTTATTACACAAAGGATTAATGTATGCATTTAAACATTATAAATTTTTGGAGATTCATGACGAAAGGAGTATTATAGATTTAGTTCTAACATGTTGTAAATGGGATCCGTTGGAAAGACCATATCCCGAAGAATTTATAATATAGGATTTGCTAAATTATATTTATTATTATTAAGTTTTACTTTTTTTGTACGTTCAATATCTGGGGGGAAATTGTTTCTTTTTGTAACAAAATAATTATTATATAAATCACCATATTTTTTATCATTAAATGTAAAATAGAATATACGTCTTGATTTATCAGTTGTGTTCTTAAAACTTCTGTGTGGAACAAATGAATCAAATATTAACAAATCACGTGGTGTTGTTTCTGAAAAATTCCATTCTAATTTACCTTCTATTTCTGATTTAATTTCTCCCATACCTTCTTTATTATATTCACATTCACCTACAAATTTGGTTTCTCCTTTACCAAATTGTAAGCATCCATTTTGAATTGTTGAATTATTAGCAAACAAAGCCGCTGATAAGTAGATATTTGGTTCGAAATCAGTCCAGGCTGGATGGTCCTGGTGGGCGTTGAATCCATTCCCTCCACCATGTTTCCAGTTTAATTTATCCTTAAAAATATTCATTTCTGAACCATATATGCTGTTTACTTTAGGGTATACTTTTGTTTTCATAAATTTATTTAGTTCAGGATAGTAATCTATAAATTGTTCTATTCTTGATTTCTTTTTTTCCTTTTCAAAAAATATCATCCATTTATTAGCAGTTTCTTTCCAGGTTTCAAGTGTATTTGCAAAGTTTACAATCTGAACCGCCTCTTCTTCTGAAAAAAAATTTTTAATTAAAACAAATCCATTTTTATTAAAGGTTTCAATATCTCCCATAGTTAAATAAAAGATTTAATCTTTAGGTTCTATATTTAATTAAATAATTTATTATTATATATGTTATTTACTGTTTTAATCACTTTTTTGATTTTAGATTCCATTTATCTTACAACAACCAAAAATTATTATAATAACTTAGTTACTAAAATACAAAAATCTCCATTAAATCTAAAAATAATGCCTGCTGTTGGTGCATATAGTGTAATACTGTTTTCTTGGTACTATTTTGTATTTCAAAATATCAAGAAACAGAGTAAAAAAAAAAGTATAATAGATTCTGCCGTATTAGGATTATGTATGTATAGTTTATTCGACTTTACAAATATGGCAATTTTCAAAAACTGGGACCTTAAAACTGTTATTATAGATTCTATATGGGGGTCTATATTATATACGCTAACTACTATCATTTATTTAATATCAATATAATTTGCTTCTTCATCATATGTACGCGGTTCTTCGGGAAGTGAATTTTGATATAGATCATTATTATTATACATTGGATTTTCAAAAGATGTAGTTGTTCTATTTGCTGGCGCGGTCGTTTCTACCTCTGGGGGTTTTTTGCAAAATACTAGTGTATAGAGAATAACTGCTAGAACGATAAAAGCAAGAGCGCCAACAATACTAAAAATAATAATCATATCATCATTACTACTACTTTCTGAATTTGTATCAGTTTTTTTTGGAGTAGAGTAAATTCTAAAAATTGAGGTTGTAGTTGTACCTGAAGTTTCGGTTGTAGTAGTGCTCGTATTCATTTGAACTGTAGTATTAGATGGAACCGGGTGGGTATGGTTAGTATAAACGGTTGTTGGTTCAGGAGTTGAACTAGACAAATCTGTTACTGTAGAAGATGTAGATTTTGGGAAAGTAATCCTTTTTGGCTTAGTACTACTTTTTGTAGAACTAGATGTGGATGTACGAGTAGAACTAGAAGTGGATGTATGAGTAGAACTAGATGTGGATGTATGAGTAGAACTAGATGTCGAAGTGGAACTAGATGTGGATGTAGTAATATAATTTAGTCCATCTTGTTCAATAAGTTCAGATTTAACAATTAGATAAGAACCTTCATCATAATATCTTTCGGTATTATTATAATTAATAAGATTATT